AAGAATAGATAAGGAAACTGGTGCAGATTATTATGTTTACTTTTCTAAAGACACAATAAGGCAAGCAAGTGAATTGTTTATGATGAACAATTACCAATCAAATCACACTATCCATCACAAAAGCGAACTAAAGCATTTAACAGTTGTTGAGAGCTGGATAAAGGATAACCCAATAGACAAATCAGTTAAATATGGTTTTGAAAAGTTACCGGAAGGTACTTGGTTTGTATCTGTTAAAGTGAATGACAAATCTGTATGGGATGATTATGTAAAGACTGGCAAGGTAAAAGGCTTTTCAATAGAGGGTTATTTTACAGATAAGATGGAGTTAAGCGAAGACGAAAAAACTTTAAATAAAATAAAAGAGATAATTAGAAAAGGTTAAATACTAACTTTTGTTAATTTCAATCTTCGTATTTACGAACAATAACTAATTTTTTAAAATGGCAAACCAAAAAAACGTACTGAATAGCATTCGCACATTGCTTGGTATGGAGTCAGAATTAGAAATGCTTGCAGAAGCAATTTTAGAAGATGGCACTAAGATAGCAACAGATAGCGAACAATTCGCAGAGGGTTCACTTGCTTTTGTTGTTTCAGAAGATGGAGAAAAAATGCCTTTACCATCGGGTTCTTATGCTACACAAGATGGTGTATCTATGGAAGTTGTAGATGGCGAAGTTGTTTCTATATCTAAAGAAGAAGCAGTAGAAGAAGCAAAATCAGAGGACAAAAAAGAAGATGAAGAAGAAATGTCATCTGAAATTGACTTATCTGCATATGCTACTAAAGAACAACTTGTAGAGGCACTTAGTTCTTTACACACAGAACTATCCGAAATGATTTCAAAGGTTGTTTCAGAAAATGAATCTTTAAAAGAAGATTTAGAAAAAGTATCTAAAATGTCGGCTGAGAAACCGGTAACACACAATCAAACAAATCTTTCAACAGAAGAAGTATCTTACAATACTGGAAACAGAGCATTAGATATGATTCTAAAATTAAAAAACGCAAACTAATGAACAAAAATTATAAATTTAAATCAGCAAAGTTTGAATTAGCTACTGATATAGCAGTTGCACAAAATTCTTATGCCGGTGTATTATCATTACCTTATTTAGCACCAGCCGTTAAATTGGCAGATTCTGTTGCTAATGGGTATGTAACAGAGTTAGATGGTATTACTTCAAAAGCAGTAGTAAATACTCTAACACCGGGTACAATGATTAAGGCTGCCGGTTGTGATTGGGATAACGACCCAACTACATTATCATTAGGTGAATCAGTTCTTGAAGTTACTGACTTGATGGTAAACGAAAGAGTATGTCGTAAAACAATATACCCAACTTGGATTGGTGCTGGATTTAGTGGTCGTAATGGTGCTATACCATCTGACTTTGCTTCATTCTTAGTTAGTACAGTTGCTAATAAAACGGCAGAAGAAGTAGAAGATAGAATTTGGAAAGGTGGTGCATCGCCAACATTCAAAGGATTCTTATCTAACGATGGTGTATTTGATAGACCCGGTTTAGCAGCTGGTCAAATGGCAATTGCAGGTGGTGTAAATGGTCAAGCAATTACTGCGATTACTGCATTAAATGTTATAGAGGGATTCGGTAAAGTTTACGCAAACGGAAATGCTAATTGTCCGGGTATTATGGGTAAAGCTGATACTCAGTTCTTAGTAAACCAAAAGACTTTCGGTTTATATATGCAAGCTTTAGGAGAATCGGGATTGTTACAAGGTGTAAATCTTAGAGGTACAGACCAATCGTTTGGTTCTTTAGTATATTTAGGTGTGCCAGTAAATGTATGTCCGGGTATGCCCGATGATGCAATTATCTTATGTCAATCTTCTAACTTATTCTTCGGTACTAACTTAGGTACAGATATGACAGAAGCTAAATTAATTCCATTCTATGAATATGATGGTTCTGACAATGTTGGTATCTCTATGAGAATGGCAATTGGTGTTCAAATTGGTGTAGCATCTGATATTGTACTAGGTACAACGGCAGCGATATTACCAGCTTAATTATAAACTTTTAAATACTAAAAAATGGCTTGTACAATTTCAACAGGAAAGGCGAGGTACTGCAAAGTGCAACCGGGTGGTATAGACAAAGTTTATGTAATTGCAAGATTTGATGCTGCAGCAGCTAAAACTTTAGCACTAGATGGCACAACTAATGTACTTACTGCAACAAATGGTTTAACATCTTATGATGGAAATCCGGGAACATATTTTCAATTTGATACAGACCCTTACCTAAGTTCACTAAATCAAACGATTGTAGTGAATGAGGGTGGTGGAGTAGGTTATCAGCAAGACTTGGAATTAGTCTTTAAAGGTGTGTATGGAAAAGCAGATAAGACTTTTAATAATCTTGCAAATGGTTCTTGGCAAATAGTTGTAGAGGATAACACGGGTACATTGTACTTTTGTGGTCTTAAAAAAGGTATGATTGCTACTGGTGGTTCTTTTGGACACAATGGCGATAAAGCAATATCTGATAATATGGCTTATACCTTACAATTTCAAGCAATAGAATTAGAACCAGCACAAAATTGTGGTAATTTAGCTAACTTTAGCGACCAAGGAGATGTTACAATTAGTGCAGCACAATTAGATGGTGCTTGATAATTAACATTCTGTTTTGTTTTATATATATGAGAGGGTAGGTAGGTAATACTTACCCTTTCTTTCATTAAAGATTAAAATTATGGCAAGGCTAAAAGTTAAAAAAGAGTTGATAGGTGCAGAGATTAAAATAAACCCATCACTTACTTTAGTGTTTTCTGAATATATGTCAGATAGTGAATACCAATTTGCACTTAAAGAATACCCTAGGTACTTTGAAAAATCAAAAAGTAAAGGTAAAGGTAAAAGTAAATCAATAAATTTAGGTGGATATGATTCAGATAAATAGCAACTATGGTTTGAAGTCTATTTTTGCCAATGTTTTTAAGAATGTTGAAAGTGTAAGCGTTAGTACAACAGAATTTACACCGGATTCTTTACATACAAATTTAGCTAATAACAATTACAAGCTATTTATTACCAATCAATTAACTGGTAAAGTATTTTCTACTTTCTTAACCTATGATTATTCTAATACAAGAGGTGCATATTTTACATTTGAATTAGGCGATGGTTCAAATAACACATTATTGATAGATGAATTAGGTACTTTTACTTATGAAATATTCAATATGACTAATACAACTGAACCAGCTGACAAAATAAACGTATTAGATAGAGGTTTATTTCGTATATATAATAATGTTACCTTTGAAGATAGTTACTTTGATGCTGACAAACAAACAATACCTACAACAAAGGTATATAAACCATCTTAAAAATGAGTGAATTATTACAACTAGGTAAAGGACACGAATACATTGATGATACAGAGGTAATAAAGCAAGGAGACCCATTTGTATCTTATGGTCAAAAGAATGATTATCCGGATTACCTTATAGATTTATACCAAAAATCAGCAGTTCATAATGCACTTTGTAATTCAATTGCAACTTGGGTGTATGGCGAGGGTATTACAAGCCCACAAATGCAAACTAAGGCTGAATCTTGGGCTAAATTTAATGCATTGTTTGAGGGTGGAATAGGTAAAAACACTATCCAAAAGTGCATATTAGACTTAAAAGTACACGGGGGTTATTACCTTTCTATATCATATTCAGTAGATAGAACAACAATAAGCGAAGTAAACCATATACCATTTGAGTGTATGAGGGTAGAACCGGAATTTAACGGAGAAGAAAGCGAATTTTACCTATATTCTAAGAACTGGGCAGATTATAAGACAGTAGGATACAAAAAGGTTAAATCTTTCGACCCAAATGAAAAGAAATCATACCCAAATCAAATAGCTTGTTTTAAAGCTTATTCAGTAGGGCAATATTACTATCCAAAACCCGATTATCAAGGTGGAATTAATTACATTGAACTTGATAAAAATGTATCTGAATTTCATTTAGCAAATATAAAGAATGGTTTAGCACCATCTTTTATGATTAATTTTTCTAATGGTATTCCATCAGAAGAAAAACGTAGAGCAGTAAAGAATCAAATAGAACAAGAATTAGCCGGTGCAAGTAATGCTGGTAAATTTATTGTTTCATTCTCAGATGATAGAAATAACTCCCCCGAAATAACTGTAATGCCCCAATCAGATGCAGATAAACAATATGAGTTTCTATCTAAAGAAATAACATCAAAAGTGATGATTTCGCATAGGGTAGTATCGCCTAGATTGTTTGGTGTAAATGCTGATGGGGGTGGTTTGGGTAATAATGCAGATGAATTAAGAACTGCATCAGTATTATTTGAAGAAAATGTTATTGATAATTACAGAGATTTATTAACTGAATCTTTTGAATTAATAATGTTTGAAGCTGGACAACCTTTAAAGTTAGAATTTGTTTCTAAAAATCCATTTGAACAAGAAGAAAATGTTAAAAGAGATGTAGAAGAAATAGAAGCATCTAAACACGAATTTAAAAGTATTAGCGATATAGATACCAAACCAACAAAAGGAATGGTAGAAGAAGCTAAAAAGGGTTTAGAATGGCGTAGAGAATACGGCAGAGGTGGAACAGAAGTTGGTGTAGCAAGGGCAAGAGATATATCCAATGGTAAAAACCTTTCAATATCATCTATAAAAAGAATGTACTCTTTCTTTAGTAGACACGAAAAAGCTACTAAGAAAGGTAAGGGCTTTAAAATTGGCGAAGATGGTTTCCCATCAGCTGGTCGGATAGCTTGGGCATTATGGGGTGGAGATGCAGGTTTTAGTTGGGCATCAAAAAAAATCAAAGAAATAGATAATGTAGAAAACTTATCTGTTGAAGTTGATATGACAGATGAAGACGAAAATACTTGGTTAGAATATTTAGCTGATAAAGGCGAAAAGGTAAATACTGATGAATGGGAGTTGTTGGAAGAAACGGATGTACTAGACCCGGAATTAGAAGCTGAAACACATAATACACCATACAACTTTTTTAAGCGATATGCAGACCCGGATTCAAAGTCTAAAATAGATAAAGGGCTTTATAAAATAAGATACAGATACTCAGAAAACTTATCTAAAAATAGCCGGTTATTTTGTAGAAATATGGTAGCCAATGCAAAGATGGGTGTATCATATAGATTTGAGGATATAAACGAAATGTCAGCTGATGGAATAAATGGAGAATTTGCTGAAAGAGGTAAATCAAAATATTCTATTTGGTTGTACAAAGGTGGTTGTTACTGCCATCATAAATTCGTTAGACAAGTTTGGTTCAGAAAAAGAGTAAAAGGTAAGTTTTTACCAAACAAGGGCTTGGATAACGATAAAGATGTAACAAATCAAGAACCAAAAGGTGCTGGATTAAGGAATGCTAAAGGTTGGAGAAAAGCAAATACACGAACAATAGATATGCCAAATAGAGGTAAAGTAAACTAAGATATGGAAGCTATACAATTCACAGAAGAACAAAGAAGATGGGCAGAAACATCTTTACAATTAGGTACTATTGCTAAATCTTTGAGTGGTAAACAAGAAGAAGCAACCAATAATAATTTCATTGGAGAAAGTCTTATTAAAAATGGTTATTTTGACCAAACAATACCGGGTAGTAAATCGCCAATATTAGGTAATGAATTAATACAGAACGGAAACTTTGAAGAAAAAGGTGCTGAATTGGTTACGAATGGGGATTTTTCTACTGATTCTGATTGGACAGAGGGTGCAGGTTGGGATATAGATGAAGTAAACAATAGAATAACTAGAACTGCCCAAAGTGGGAGTACAAGTGCATCTCAAGATGTCTCTTTTGTAAGTGGTAAAAGTTATATTATTACATATACTTTAGATGTTTCAGCAGGTTCATTTTTAATTAGATTAGGTGGAGATGGAGTTAAAGATACACCTGCAAGAAGTGTAGATGGTACATATACAGAAGTTGTTAATGCTAGTGGAAATTATGATATATTAAATTTAAGAGCATCTGATGGCACTTTTGCAGGTTCTATTTCGAATGTATCCGTAA